CCTGCAGGGCGCGCTGGCTGACGCGGGCTTCCAGTTCGACAGCGACAACGGCGTGCGCCGGATCGGCTACCTCAAGGCCAAGCGTTATGTGCGCCTGACCGTGACGCCCACCGCAAACAGTGGCAGCGCCATCTTTGGCGTGACAGCCCTGCTCGGTGCGCCCACGCTTTCGCCCACGCCGAACCCCTGATCCATGGCAAGTTGAAACAAGCCGCCCACTAAACCGGGCGGCTTTTCTATTGGACAAACATGGCACTGAAACTCATTACCGCGCCGGTTGCTGAGCCGCTGAACGTGGCAGACAACAGTGTGCGGCAACACCTGCGTCTGGACGCCGGCGACATAAGTCGGGACAGCGCTATCGAGATTTATATCGGGCAGGCCCGTGAGGCAGCGGAGCAGATTTGCCGCCGCGCACTGGTCACACAGTCCTGGTTGATGACTCTGGACAAATTCCCTGCCCCGGGTCTGGAAACATCAAGCGCAAATTGGTATGGCCCCGCGTGGGGCGTTGGTCCAGGGCCTTTAACAGTGTTGAAGCCTGAAGGCAAAACACAGTACGAAATCACGATCCCGATGCCACCGTTGCAAACGGTCGATAGCATCAAGTATTACGATGCCGACGGCGTGAAACAAACACTTTCGCCATCTGCCTACATTGTGGACAACGTAAGCGAGCCTGCGCGAGTGACACCGGCGCCGAATACGACATGGCCTAACACACAGAACCGCATCAACGCCGTCGAGGTCAGCTTTACCGCTGGCTATGACGACGCGGGTGAGCTTGTCCCCAAAGGCATCAAGTCTTGGATGCTGATGCATATCTCCGACAAGTGCGAGAACGATGCTGCGGTGGTCATGGGTGTGCGCGGAACGGTGGAAACACACCCTTATATTGACCGATTGCTGGACCCGTACCGGGTGGTGGTGTACTGATGTTCGGAATCTCTGCCGGCCATTTGCGCCACCAGATCGACATTCAGGCGCGCGGCACCACTGTTGACGCCTACGGCCAGCAGACAACGACCTGGACCAGCGTTGGTCTGACTTGGGCGAAGGTTGAGCCATACCAGGCAAAAGAACAGTTGCAGGCTGACCAGTATCAAGCGTCTGTGAGCCACAGGATCACGATCCGGCACCGGGCTTTATTCGATGACCCGCAAACAGCTGCGGCGCATCGCATTGTGTTCAAGAGTCGCAAATTCAATATCACAGGCTGCATGAACTTGGAAGAGCGCGGCCGCTGGACGGTGCTGGAATGCGTCGAGGGCCGCAGCGATGGATGAAGTCACGATCCACGGCCTCAAGGAATTACAGTACGCATTGCGTCAGTTGCCAAAGGAGTTGCAAGGCAAGGTCTTGACCCAGGCGCTGTGGGATGGCGGAAAGTCAATGATCGCGGACGCCAAGGCGCGGGCGTTGAAGCTGAACGAATCACAACTGCCGCACCACGTTGGTCGCGGCAAGGAACTTGTCCAGCCCGGCAACATTTCGAGAAACATCATGGTTCGGCGCGTCAAGCATACAGATGCGACGGCCACGGTGAGCATCGGTGTGCGTGCAAAAGGCAAGGGGTCAGGAAATGCCTTTTACTGGCGCTTCTTTGAGTTCGGCACGAAATTCATCAGCAAGAAACCATTTATGCGGACAGCATTTGAGGCCAAGAAACTCGCAACGGCTGACGCCATCAAGTTGGCGCTCGGCAAGCGAATCGAGGCCGCTGCGGCGAAATTACGGGTGAAGGCATCATGAGTATTGGTTCGCTCGTCTATACAGCGTTGTCTGGAAACACTGCACTTGCCGCACTGGTCGGGGAGCGGATTTTCCCGGTCATCGCGCAGGCGCAGATTGCGTATCCGTACCTGGTCTATTCCGAGGTTTACAACGCCCCGCAAAACAGTCTCGGCGGTTGGTCTGGCTGCGATAACACGCGCCTGCAGATCGACTGCTGGTCAAAGTCCTATTCAAACGCTCATGCGGTAGCGACCCTGGTCCGCGCCGCTATGGCGTCAGCAACCACCTTCAAGGGTGTTTGCATCAACACGTTGGACGGCCCTGTAGAGGGCGGTCTGGACTTGTACCACGTCATCGTGGAGTTTTCTCTCTGGTCAGTTTAGTCCGCTCTTGATTGAGCGGTTTTTTTATTCAAAGGAAATCATCATGAGTTCTTCCGCAATCAGTGCTCAAGGCACAACGCTCCAAGTGTCAACTGGCACTGGCGCGGCAAAGACGATCACCGCCATCACGCAGGGTAACCCTTGCATCTGCACCAGCACGGCTCACGGCCTTGCCAAAGGTGATCGCGTTACCATTGCCGCAGTCGGTGGCATGACGCAGCTCAACACCAACACCTACTCGGTCGAGTATGTGACGGCCAACACGTTCTCGCTGTCTGGTGTGGATTCAAGCGCCTTCACTGCCTACACATCGGGCGGCACGGCCACACCGGTGACGTTCACAGCCATTTCGGAAGTGGCGACGTTCAGCGGCTTTGACGGCCAGGCATCTGAAATCGACGTGACTGACCTGAACAGTGTTGCCAAGGAATTCAAGCTCGGCCTGATCGATAACGGTGGGTTCACCTTCACCATGAACACCCTCACGTCTGACGGCGGCCAGACCGTGCTGCGTGCCAGCCATGACGCCTCGACCAGCCGCCAGTACAAACTGACGTTGCCGAGCGGAACCCCATCGGTCGCAACCTTCACGGCCTACGCAAAGCAAATCCCGGTCGCCGGTGGCGTGGATGCCAAGGTGACCAGCAACGTCGCCCTGCGGATCACTGGCGCGGTAACCTGGGCCTGATCGATGCTGAAAAAGTCCCAAATTCTGGCGGCTAAAGACCTGCGCACCGAGGTTGTCAACATCCCTGAGTGGGGTGGCGATGTCCTGGTGCGCCTGCTGACGGCTGCCGAACGCGAAGAGATCACCAGCATCTGGACGCAGCATGTCAATGCCGACAACGCAACGAAGTCGGTTTTGACAAGCGACGCCATGCTGTTGCGTTGCACTGTGGATGAGTCCGGTGCCCAGTTGTTTGACGATGCCGACCTTCCAGCGCTCAAGCAGAAAAGCGCAATCGCCATCAATCGGATCATCGACGCAGCCCTGACGATGAACAAGATGAATCCCGGTGCTGTGGAGGATGCGGCAAAAAACTTGCCCGCCGACCAGACCGGCGTTTCCTCTTCCGATTAGCCTGTCAACTCGGTTGCACCGTCGCCGAGTTGGGGCACCGCCTGACCAGTGACGAAATGACCGAGTGGCAAGCCTTCTACGTTCTGGAGCCGTGGGGCACAGCGCCAGCGGCACTCAATACCGCCATCGTGACAGCAACGATTGCCAACGTGAATCGGGCACCAACTGCCCCTCCTTACTCGCCAGTTGACTTCATGCCGGTCTATGGTTTGCCCAAGCCGAAAGTGGAATTGACCGACGAAGAGCGATCCAACCAAATCCGCAACCTCTTGAAACGGGAATAAAAATGGCCGGCACACTTGGCGATCTAACAATTGACCTGAATGCGAACATTGCCAAGTTCCTGTCCGCCATGGACATGGCAGAGCTCAAGAGCAAACGCACCGGGGACATAATCACCAAGAATCTGGTAAACCTCGGCGCGGGGTTGATCGGCGGCGCCTCGATCGCCGCCATCAAAGGGTTTATAGATGGAGTGGTGGAGGGCGCCGCCAAGCTGAAAGATTTCGGAGAGATTGCCGGCACGTCTGCCGAGCAGATGTCAACCTTCCTGACCGCCTCAAAACTCTCCGGCACCAGCATGGAAACAGTGACCGAGGGCTTGGTCAAACTCGCCAAAGGCATGGCGGGCTCAGAAGATATGACCGGCAATGCCGGGCGCGCGCTGAAGGCGCTTGGAATCGATGCGCGGGATGCCGCCGGCAACCTGAAAGACCCGGCCGCGGTCATGAAGGAAATGGCCGCGAAGCTCGGGGATTTCAAAGACGGCGCCGGCAAGACCGCGCTGGCGATTGATGCGTTTGGCAAGTCCGGCGCTCAGTTGCTGCCAATGATGAAGGAAATGTACGAGCTCGGTGACCAGGAGGTCAAAGTCACCGATGCCCAAGCCCTGGCAGCCGATGACTACGAAAAGGGGTTGAAACGCCTGTCCGCCACCAAACAGGCCATGATGAAGACGGTGGTGATGGCTGCAATCCCGGTGATGAACGACTTCGTTCAAACCTTGCTCGAAGCAGCGAATGGCAATGACGGCCTACTTAAATCTGTCAAAGGTCTGGCGCAGGACGGCAGCATCAAGGAATGGGCGCAATCAGCAGCGCTTGAAGTGGCGTCGGTGATCGATATGTTCGACGGCGTCGCCCGGGTTGTAGATATTGTTGGGAAGTTCCTTGGCAATGTTGCCACTCTGGTGGTGCTCAACATGAAGGGCGAGTTCGCCCAAGCCTCAGCTGCAGGCAAGGCGTTTGAAGATGATGTCGACCGCATCATGAACAAACCCATGTTCAGCGCCAAGCTAAAAGCGAAGTTCGACGTTTCGAATGAAGGCTGGTCTGGTCCAGTTGACGAATTTGGAAACCCGATCGTCAAAAAGACCCTGGCCTACAACAACAGAGACCCAAAGCCACCAGTCAAAGACCCAGGCCAAGGTTTCATTGACCAACTTGAGCGCCAGCTGAAGCAGCAGGAAAAAGGGCGCTTCGAGATGCTGCGCCTGGAGGCTGCGCAAAAATCAGTATCAGCGGCTGCTGAGCCCTACATCGCATCCCTTGAGCAGATCGAGATTCGCCAGGAAAAAATTAAACGCGATGTCGATGAAGTTGCCAAGTCTGAGGCGCAACGGGCCAAGTCGCTGCAACTGGTGACGGCGGGCAATGACCAGGCGGGCGGGATCATCCGCGAAACCGCCATGCTTGGCATGAACTCAGACGCCCGCAGGAAAGCCACTGAGCTGCGCAAGGTTGACGCAATGGTCGAACAGCTCAGCACCGACGCAACAACCGAGCAGCGCCTGGAGCTGATGATGTTGGCCGAGGTCATGAAGACCAATGTTGCGGACGCCATCGATGCCGACATCAAAAAACAAAACGAGCTCAATGCCTCATGGGAAGTTGGTGCCAATACCGCCCTGGAAGAGTACATGAAGAAAGTTACCAACGTTGCCGACCAAACCAACAAGGCCATGACCGGCGCGTTCCAGGGAATGGAAGATGCCCTGGTCAACTTCGTGCAAACCGGGAAACTCGATTTTTCCAGCCTGGCCAATTCAATCATTGCCGACATGATCCGCATGACCATTCAGCAATCAATCATGAAGCCGCTGACCGAAGGATTCAAATCCGGCGGGCTCAGTGGCATGCTATCTGCAGGCGCATCACTCCTGGGTTTTGCCGGTGGCGGAGATCCACCTGTTGGCGAGGTCTCCATCGTTGGCGAATCCGGCCCTGAGCTGTTCGTGCCAAAAACGGCTGGCACGATCATCCCGAACAGCCAACTCGGCGGCAATGGCCAAACTATCAACATCAACATCACAGCGTCTGTGGGCGATATTGCCAGCAAGTCGGATGTCGTCAGAGGCATGCGCGCGACTGCGAACAACATCATTGCGCAAATCTCGCGCAATCAAAGATATGGCGGGGCAATGGCATGAGCGCCGTCACTCTTCCAACGCTGTTCGTTCCGACAACATGCGTATTCACGCAGACCACGAATCAGCGTGTTGCCGCATCCCCGTTTGGCGGTTCTGAGCAAGCGATCGACCTGCTCAATGACCGTTGGAAATGCTCGCTCGCATTTTCTTCGAAGCTCAGCGCAGACGCAGCCTGGATCGAGGCATTCATTGGCTCGATGCGCGGCCAGACAAATACTGTGGCGCTGTACCACTTTGCCCGATCAGTGCCGCGCGGCACGGCCCGTGGCAGCATGACCCTGTCCACTTTTGCCTCACAGGGTGCGTCAAGCATTGTGCTAACTGGTGTTTTGCCGAGCACCGGCACCTTGTTGGCCGGCGACATGCTGGGCGTCGGCGGCCTGCTCTTGATGGTGGCGAGTGACTGCACGGCATCGGGTGGCGTTATCACGGTGCCGATCACCAACCGGCTGCGGATCGCTCAAGGCGCCAGCGCTGTAGTTACCTGGAGCAAGCCCACCGCCAACTTTCGGATGCTTGCAACCAGTGACGTCGAATATGTGCCTGGCAATACGCAACCGGTGACCTTTGACTTTGGCGAGGCAATATGAAAACGTACTCATCGCCCGTCAGCATAGCGCTGGCGTCGGCTTCGCTCGCCATCGTGCAGCTTGTCCACCTCAATTTCAGCACCGGTGTGATTGCGCTAAACCTGTCCACCTGGAATTTGGACTTTGGCGGAGTTACCTACAAGGGCGCCTATGGCTTGGGAACTATTTCAGCAGTAACGGACAAGCCGGGTGAGATTCAAGGCCTGACGCTGGAGTTGTTCGGCGATGCTGCGCACGTTGCGCTGGCCCTGGATGAGTCCGATGTCGTGCAAGGCGCTGTATGCACCATTCGCACTGCGATCGTCGAGACCGGCGGCTACACGGTGCTTGATGCGCCGATCGAGTGGCTTGGGACGCTCGACACCATGGCCATCGGCGAAGACGGCAACCAGGCAACGATTCGAGTCACCGCAGAGTCGCGTGCTGTCGATCTGCTGCGCGGCAATCCCTGGACTTACTCCGACGCCGATCAGCGCGTAGTCAGCAGCACTGACGGCGCCTTTAAATATGTGGTCGACCAAGTCGATAAACCTGTCATCTGGCCTGCAAAGGCCTTTTTCTACCAATGAAACGCACACAAGACTGGCAGATCAGATTTGAGGCGTTCATTGCCGAACGCCGAGCTCGTCCTTTCGCATGGGGCAGCAACGACTGCGCAATCTTTGCGGCCGACGCCGTCATGGCGATCACCGGCTGCGACCCGGCGCCGGCGGGCCTGCGCGCGCACCGGACTGAAAAACAAGCCCTCAGAGCGCTGCAGCGGCATGGCGGCCTCATTGGTATTGCCACGGCAGCGCTGGGCCAGCCTACCCCCGCCTCGCAAGCCGCTGCTGGTGATGTGGTGTTATCGAAATCCGGAAAACGCGACATGCTCTCAATCTGCAATGGCAGCACGGTGTTTGCTCCGTCTGCAGCCGGCCTGGTGAGCCTTGCGCTCGATCGGGACTCGGTCTGCTGGAGGGTTGCGTAATGCCTGAAGCCATTGCCGCCTTCATTGTGGACGCCATGCTGGCGTATGGCGCAGAAGCTGCCACCGTGATCATGGTGGCCGACTTCCTGGCGGCCTATGGCGGGGCCATGATGCTGGCCGGCGGTCTTGCCTACTCGACCAGCAAGGCAAAGCAAGCCAAGGAAGAGGCCCGCAATCAATTCAATGCCAGCCAGGTAGACCGCCTTGTCACCATCACAAGCGCCACCGCACCGCGTGACCTGGTGCTCGGCCGCGCGCGCAAAGCTGGAACTATCTTTTACAAGGGCAGCACCGCCGAGAATCAAAAAGACCTCTACCTGGCCATTGCATTGGCCGGCCATGAGATTGATGCCATCGAGCAGATTTACCTCAACGATGTCCTGGTGACGCTTGACGGCAGCGGATACGTCACCGATGCGCCGTATGCCACCACCAGCACGCTGACCGGCGTCTGTACGGGTTACCCGACCGATCCGAACATGATCGCCAACACCGCAAGTCAAATACTGACAGGCGGTAAATATGGCGGAGTGCCAAGTGGCCAATACAGCTACGCCTACACCAACACCAATTCAAACGTCAAGATCACAAAGCACCTGGGCGCAGCCGGCCAGACGGTGGACGCCGATCTGCTTGCCGCATTCCCGAGCGATTGGGCCTCAGAAAACGTGGTGCAGGGTGTGGCCTATCTGGTTTGCAAGTTCACCTACAACGAAACAGCATTCCCCACCGGCCTGCCGAACGTCACCGCAGTGATCCGCGGTGCCAAGCTCTACGACCCGCGCACCGGCACCACCGCTTGGAGCGAAAACCCTGCGCTCATGATGCGCCACGTCTACCGCCACGCCAAATTCGGCAAAGCTACCGTCACCAGCACAGAGGACGTTCGCTTCATCGCCTCTGCGAATTCCTGCGACCTCAGCACCACCTACACCGTGGGTAGCGTTGCGCAGGCGGCGCAGGCGCTCTACAAGGGTTCGCTGGTCGCGCCTTTCGGAACGCCAGCCAAGAGTCTGTTTGATGACCTGAGCCAGGCAATGGGCGGGTCATGGGCCTTTGCCGGTGGCGAGTTGTATCTGAAATCCGGAGTGTATGTGGCGCCAGTCATGAGCCTGGGCGACGCCGATCTGGCTGTGGTCAAGCGCACCGGCGCCGGTGAGTCGCAAAGCCCGATCGGGATCAGTGTCCACAAAGAACGTGCGCAGAAGTTCAATACCGTCAAAGTCTCGATCTGGGACCAGGCACAGAATTACAAACAAGTCTCACTCACACCGCTGACGTCACCATCCCTGGTGACGCGTGACGGCGTCGAGCTGGTGCAGGACTTGACCTTCCCAGCCATCGGCTACGCACCACAAGCGCTGCACATTGCTGGCATCATGATGCGCGACGCGCGCGATCCTGTAATGGTGGACATACCATTCAAGATGACGGCCTACCCGCTCGAGCTGTTCGATACGGTATCGATCACCCTGTCGCGCTACGGTTGGAGCGCCAAGACCTTCATGATTTTGGGCAGGGTCTGGAATTCAGACGGCTCCATACAGCTCACGCTCAAAGAAACCTCGGCTGCCATCACGCAAATGGACAGCGGTTTCAGCCCGCAAGGCTTTGCTGCAAATACCAACCTGCCAAAGCCATGGATCGTCGCCGCCGTGGGACCGCTGACGATCACCAGCGGGACCGTCGAGCAGTTGACGCAGGCCGATGGCACTGTGGTGAGTCGCATGCGCGTGAGCTGGCCGCAAGTGGCAGACGCGTCTGTCGTGCAAAACGGGCAGATCGAGGTCCAATACCGCCGGTCTGACTCAACTGGCGCCTGGACCAGCCTGGCCACGGCCGGCAATGAGACATCCGTCGTCACCAGTGATGTGCAGGACGGATTCATCTACATCGTTCGCGCCCGGGCACGGACATCGGTTGCAGTTGGCGACTGGAGCCTTCCAGTTTCTGCTGGCATCACTGGCAAGACCAGCGCGCCGGCCGCCCTCACAGCCCTGGGCGCCACTGGCGCCATGTTCCGCATCGATCTGACCTGGACGTTCGGGTCTACCGCGGTTGACATCCGATGCACAGAGGTCTGGTGGAGCGCTACCAATGACCGAAGCGCGGCTGCCCGGCTCACGACCGAGCCGTTCCCTGGCGCCGCCTACAGCCACATCGGCCTGAGCGCGGGTCAGGGCGGGTATTACTGGGCCCGCGTCGTCAGCACGTCTGGCGTGAGCTCTACCTGGTACCCAAGCGGGTCAACCACGGGCGTCCACGCGGCCGCCAGTTCCGACCCATCAGCCCTGCTGACCCAGCTCAACGCCGCCATTGGTGCCACCGAATTAATGGCTGGCCTGAATGACCGCATCAACCTGATCGACGGCAACACCTCGCAGCCGGCGCTGCCGTATTCCCTGGCGCAGCTCGCCGCCATACAGACCGGGCTCAATCGCAAGGTGCAGGTCAACCTCGACGCATCTGCAGCCGGCCTGTTGCGCGACGTCATCAGCACCAACAAATCGCTGTCTGTCATCAGCGATGCCGGCATCTACACCGACCCGGCAACGGGAAGCGTCAAGATTTACGCCGTCGAGGCTACCACTTCGCACCTGACGACCGTGGACGCCAGGCTCGACGCCCACGACGGCAGCATCGCGCTCAAGGCCAGCACCATGTATGTGGACGGCGCCATCGCTGCGGCCACGCTGGGCACGGCCGATCTGGCGTTGTTTGAGGGCATGGACCTGCGGGTCACGACGGCCGAAGTCAATATCAGCAGCCTGAACGCCGCCGTGTCGCTGAAGGCATCGGACGTCGCTCTGACCGCCACCACGGCACGCGTCACCACGGCCGAGACCAATATCAGCGCGCTGACCGGCACTGTGGCCACCAAGGTCAGCAGCACCGACTTCAGCAGCGTGACCGGCGGCATCGATGCCCGACTCGGCAGCGCAGAAACAACGCTGTCGGCTCTGGGTAATACCAGCTCGATCACCAGCATTGTGGCGCAATCCAACAAAGCCTATCGAGACGCCAACATCGATGCCCAGACGCTGCTGCGCTCGATCCTCAACAACGAAGCCGACGCGAACCTGGCCGCCCAGACGCTCGCCCTGGCGCGCAACGACCTGACCGCCTACACCGACGCCACCATCAGCGCCGAGGCCGCCCAGCGCCTATTCCTTGCTGCCGTAGTGGATGGGCATGCCGCGCAGATCAGCGATGAGCGCATCGCGCGCGCAACAGCCGATGCGGCCGAGGCCACTGCCCGGCTTGCCCTGGGCGTTGTCGTGGCGGGAAACACGGCCGCGATCGTCAGCGAGCAAACGGCGCGCACCGACGCGATCAGCGCCGAGGCCAGCGCCCGTACTGCGCTTGAGGCTCGCGTCACCAACACTGAAGGCAATGTCAGCGCCAACGTAGCCGCGTTCCTTGAAGAGCAGATCGTCCGCACCGATCAGCACACTGCAACCGCTTCGGACATCAGCACCCTGACGGCTGCCGTTGCCGCCAATGGCGCATCGATCACCGCAGAGCAGACTGCGCGATCGGATGCCGACGTTGCCGAGGCCAGCGCCAGGACAGCGCTTGCCGCCCGGGTGACGACGACCGAGGGCGACATCGCCACCAATGCGGCATCGATCGTCAGCGAGGCCAGCACCCGCGCCACACAGACATCGGCACTGGCCACCCGCGCCACCAACCTGGAAGCCTCAGTCAACAGTGGCAGCACCGGCCTCGCAACCAAGGCCAGCGTCAGCTACGTGGACACAGCCAAGGCAGATGCCATCAGCTCGGCCGCCAGCACCACCGCGCTGGTGCAGGCGCAGCTCAACAGTGGCGGCACCACCTTTGCCAACATCGCCACCGCACAGAGCACGGCAAACGCAGCCGTCAGCGCCAGCAGCTCCAATGCCAGCGCCCTCAGCACTGTGCAGGCCCGGCTCAACACTGGAGACTATGCAGCGGTCAAGACCGAGAGCAGCGCCAACGCCTCATCCCTTGGCACGCTCAATGCCAAGTATTCGGTCAAGGTGGACGCCAACAACCACGTGACCGGCTTCGAGCTCAACAGCGATGGAGCCGTCGGGTCCTTTGTGATCCTGGCCGACAAGTTCCTGATTTGCAAGCCAGACGGCACCGGCACACCCAAAGCCGTGTTATCGCTCGGCACCGTCAATGGCACGACTGCGCTCGGCCTGGACGGTTCCTTGATCATTGACGACTCGATCTCAGCCCGCTCGATCAACGCCGAGGGCCTGACTGTCTCAAATGGCCTTGCGCCTGCAGTAGGTCCGTCCGGTACCGGAACCATGACCGGGTATGGCGCCGTCTTCAACAGCAGCGGCACCTTTGCCGTCGGAACGCCAGTCAACAACATCGTCTATGACATGACGGGCGGCATCACGATCAATGGCCAATTGATCGCCAATTCCAATATCGTGTCGAAGTCTGCAACCGAGTTTCTGTCGACCTTCCAGTGGATACCCAACGGCAGCTGGGCAACCTACACCTTCACCATGGAGCACGCCGGCAACGCATCGATCCTGCTGACCTACGGTTTCGAGACCAGCAACATCCTTGGCACGTTCGAGGTGCGCGCGCAGATCGACGGATACACGTCTTACGACTACTACACCGGCGGCGATGACGGCACGGTGACGATCCCGACGTTCTACTCCGGCCTGGCTGCAGGCACGCACACGCTTTACATGTATGCACTGCAGCAGTACGCAACCGGCAACCACCTGGCGCGGTTCACGCTTTTGAGGAGCTACCGGTGATTTACCTGCACATCTTCAACGCCGACGGCAGCCTCAAAATCCGCCAGCAGCTCGGGCCCGAGGACGACGCGCAAGCCATCGCCGAAATGAATGGCTCCAGTTTCTTTGTCCTCGATGAGACTGGGTACTGGCCCGACCAGGTGTATTTCGAAGACGGCGCAATCATCCAGAAGCCAGCCAAGCCTTCGATCTTTCACCAGTTTGATTACGCCACCAAACAGTGGATCGATCCCCGCACGCCTGACGACCTGTGGGCAGCCGTGCGTGTACAGCGCAATGCCCTGCTCAGCGCGTCTGACTGGACGCAGTTGCCCGACGTACCAGGTGCAACGCAATCGGCCTGGACCTCATACCGGCAAGCCCTGCGCGACATCACCAACCAACCCGACCCGTCAAATGTGACGTGGCCAACCGAACCCATTTAAGGAGCAACAACATGACATCATGGTATCGAACGGGAACCATTTCCGTCACCAACGGCAGCACCACCGTCACCGGCAGCGGCACCGACTTCATCAGCGGAACGGGG